CAAGATACTGCACCAAAAACAGCGGAAGAAGCAGCAGCTATATCAGAAGCCCTTCGAGATTTAGGTGGTTCTGGCATACGAGATGAATATTTCAAAGACTATAAACCAGGAGAAAGTACTGGAGGGCATTTTCACGTTGAAGTAGCTAGAAACGGTGGAGCATTTAGCGGCCCTAATGCAGGTTACCCGGTGATGCTTCATGGAAAGAATGATAGCCCGGAAAGCGTCTGGCCAGAGAAAAAATTAAAAGGTATGCTAGACGAAGTTAAAAAAGGTAGTATAGAAGACTATAAAAAAGAACTGTTAGCTGATATGAATATGAGCAAACCGGCGACTGATATCACATCTATGCCTACTAACAATTCAGATGGTGTAAATCGAATGATGGAAGTACTGTCTGCAAAGTTCGATGATATGATTAGTCAATTAGAAACATCTAATGGTACGTTGAACAACTTATTAACATACGCCAAAGCGTAACAGATAAATATAGTCATGGCATACAAGAAACGTTTCCAAGCACCTAATGTAACAGGTACAGTGAGTCCCATCTCAGGGGCTAATAGCAACCGAGGCGCCTGGAATAGTGAAGCCACAGCGTCTGGTAACTATAATAACAATGACTTTGGTTATAAGAACTACCAAAGTCGCTTACCAGAAGTATACACTGGTCACCCAAACCGTATCGAACGATATAATCAGTATGAAATGATGGACGTAGATGCTGAAGTTAATGCATGTTTGGACATTATTGCTGAGTTCAGTACACAGAAAAATGATCAAAATGGCACGCCGTTTGAGATTGAATTCAGTGAAGATCCAACTCCCCATGAAGTTGAGATTATCAAAAAGCAATTGCAACAGTGGTGCAAACTCAATGAGTTTGATACACGTACATTCAAGATTTTCCGTAATAGCATCAAGTATGGTGATCAGATTTTCGTTCGTGACCCAGAAAACTTCAAGCTATACTGGGTTGACATGACCAAGCTAGTCAAAGTTATTGTTAACGAGAGTGAAGGTAAGAAGCCAGAACAATATGTCATCAAAGACATTAACGTTAACTTACAGAATCTAAGTATCGCTGAAAAGACAACAACAGACTTTATGACGCAATCTGGTAGCGGTGGCTATAATGCTGCAACTAGTTACAGTGTACCTAACAGCGCAGGCAGTAGTGGTAACAGCGGTAGCAGATTTACATTGAACATGAATGAATCAGCTATTGATGCAAAGCACGTTGTTCATTTGAGTTTGACTGAAGGTTTAGATCGCTACTGGCCATTTGGTCAGTCCGTACTTGAAAACATTTTTAAAGTATACAAGCAAAAAGAATTATTAGAAGATGCGATTCTAATCTATCGTATCCAACGTGCTCCTGAGCGTCGAGTCTTTAAGATTGACGTTGGTAACATGCCAAGTCACATGGCTATGGCATTCGTTGACCGTATTAAAAACGAAATTCACCAACGTAGAATTCCATCTATTCAAGGTGGACAAGCTACAATGGATGCTACATATAACCCATTAAGTATCAATGAAGATTATTTCTTCCCTGTTACTGCTGATGGACGTGGTAGTGATGTTACTACTCTACCCGGTGGTGACAACTTAGGACAGATTGATGATTTGCGCTACTTCAACAATAGGTTAGCTCGTGGTTTGCGAGTGCCAAGTAGCTATTTGCCGCAAGGCCCAGAAGACAGCCCGACCCCAATGAGTGATGGACGTGTTGGTACAGCAATGATTCAAGAGTTTCGCTTCAACCAATATTGCGAACGACTACAAAAGTACATTAGTCAAAAGCTAAATGACGAATTCAAGTTGTTTATGCGTTGGAGAGGATTGAACATTGATAGTTCATTGTTCAACATTAAATTCAATGCACCACAGAACTTTGCTGCTTATCGTCAAAGTGAACTAGATACTGCACGTGTAACGGTGTTCACTGCAATGGAAGCGTTCCCTTACATGAGTAAGCGTTTTGCTATGACTCGTTTCTTAGGCTTGAGTGAAGAAGAAATCGAAGAAAATCAACGTCTATGGTTTGAAGAACGTGAAGAACCCGAAGACAGCGAAGCATCAAGTAGTGATCTACGTAGTATTGGTATCAGTTCAGGTGACATTGAGACTGACACTGAGACTATCGAAAATACTCCGGAAGAAGGTGCTGAACAGATGTCCGGTGAAATGGCTCCTGCAGTCGGTGGACCGGCTAGTATGGGCGGCGCTACAGCGCCTACTGTGTAATAATTGATAAATAACATTATGAGATTATTTGAAATGTACGATGCGCCCACACAAGGGTACCAAGATGTTGAGCAAGATCAAAGTAAGCCAAAGTGGAAGCAAGCCCGCAAAACCAAATTAACTCTCAAACAAATTCGCAAATTGCGCAAGATGAATGACGTTCGAAATTATGAACGAGTTCAAAATATGAAAAAGATTCGTAAGCAATATACACCGGCTCCTGCAGAAGGACAGCCTACTTTATAACGATTAGTACTAAAAACGTAAAAAATGAGCACTTAATGTGCTCTTTTTTGTGCTATGCACTAAGTAATTATTACAAAGCCATTTATCTTATAGGAGACAAACGATGGACAACAAAAAATTTGAAAAACTTATCGATTTAATTATCAATGAGAACGAAGACCAAGCTAGAGCATTATTTCATGATATCGTGGTTGAAAAATCACGTGAAATCTATGAGTCAATGATGGACGAAGAATTAGATGAGAGTGCTGAAGAAGAACTAGAAGAAGGTTCAGAAGAAGAACTTGAAGAAGGTTCAGAAGAAGAACTTGAAGAAGGTTTTGGCGAAGAACAAGGCGGAGACCAAGTTGGTGGTTTGCTAGATGAAATCGATGCTGAAGAACAAGGCATGACCGAAGAAGATGATGAATTTGCTGATATCGATATGGATGACAGCATGGACGGCGAAGAAGCTCCTGAAGGCGATATCGAAGACCGCGTAGTTGAACTAGAAGACAAACTAGACGAACTAATGGCTGAATTCGAAGAAATGATGGGCGGCGAAGGCGGCGAAGAAGACATGGGCGGCGAAGAAGATTTCGGCGACGAAGAAGGCGGCGAAGAAGATTTCGGCGACGAAGAAGAACAAGGCATGATGGAAGCTGTTCAATTGCAAAAAGTTTCAGTAACTCATGGTGATAACGGTGTTAACACTAAGAGCGTAACAGGCAATGGTCCAAAGATTCCGTCAAACGGCGCTAAAGCTAATCACTTAGGTGGTAGCGATGGTGGCAAGGGTGGTACACAAGGTGGACTATTGAACCCAGCAGTAAAAGACATTCCAGGTAATTACAAAAATGCTCCAGGTAAAGGTAACTTCTCTGAAAAAGGCGAAGCAGCTCCTAAACCAGCAAAAGGTGATAATGGTGTAAATTCTAAGTCAATCACTAGCGAGTCACGTAAGATGGTTAAGAAGCCGCTTGCACGACCAGTCGCTAAGAAGATTGTTAAGTAAGGATACCTAAGATAATGGCTTTGTATCTTAAAGAGCACTTAACTTTCGACCGCGCAAGCATGGTGGTCGAGAGTGAAGGTGAAGGTAACAAGAAGTCCCTTTATATGAAGGGGATATTCATTCAGGGTGGGGTACGCAACGCTAATGAGCGTGTGTATCCTGTTTCTGAAATTGAATCTGCTGTTAACGCTCTAAACGAACAAGTTCAAGGTGGTTATTCTGTACTGGGTGAAGTCGATCACCCAGATGATTTAAAAATCAATTTGGATCGTGTATCACATATGATTACTCAAATGTGGATGGATGGTGCAAATGGATTTGGTAAATTAAAGATTCTACCAACTCCGATGGGACAGTTAGTGTCTACCATGTTGGAGAGTGGTGTTAAACTAGGCGTATCTAGCAGAGGTAGCGGCAACGTTAACGATGCTAATGGCCATGTGAGTGACTTTGAAATAGTCACTGTGGATATTGTCGCTCAACCGAGTGCACCTAATGCTTACCCTAAAGCAATCTATGAAGGCATGATGAATATGAAGCATGGTCATAAGTTGTTGGATATTGCAAAAGACGCTCAAGGCGACAAAAAAGTACAGAGATACCTGAAAGATGAAATGTTTCGTCTTATCAAGGACCTCAAAATCAACAAAGGGGATTAAGCATGTTAGATGCTATCAAACCATTACTTGAGAGTGGACTTATCAACGAAGAAACCGGTGTCGCTATTAATGAGGCATGGGAATCAAAGTTGAATGAAGCTCGTGAGCAAGTACGTGCTGAATTACGTGAAGAATTCGCACAACGTTATGAACATGACAAGAACGTAATGGTAGAAGCCCTAGATAATATGGTTACAGAAGGTCTTACAACTGAAATTGAAGAATTCCAGTTTGAAAGACAAGCAATGAACGAAGACCGCGTTACAGCGAAGAAAAAGCTACGTGAAAACGCAGCTAAGTTCAACAATTTCATGGTTACTAAACTATCCGAAGAAATTAAAGAACTACGCACTGAACGCAAAATCCAGAAAGAAAGTCAAGAAAAGCTAGAACAATTCGTTGTTCGTGCTCTTTCACGTGAAATTAAAGAATTCACACAAGACAAACAAGCTGTGGTTGAAGCAAAGGTTAAGTTAGTTGCAGAAGGTCGTAAACAACTTGAAGCATTGAAGACACGTTTCGTGACTGAATCTGCTAAGAGAATGAATGAGTCTGTAAGCAAACATCTTAAGGGTGAACTAGGCCAATTGAAAGAAGATATCAAGACTGCTCGTGAAAACGATTTTGGTCGTCGTATTTTTGAATCATATGCAAGTGAATTCAGCACAACCTATCTACAGGAAAAAGCTGAGACACGTAAGTTGTTCAATCAACTTAAAGCAAAAGATTCACAATTAGCTGAATCCATTAAAACAATGAAAGCTGCAAAGCAATTAGTTGAAAACAAAGAACGTGAAATCCGTATCATTAAAGAATCCAATGTCCGTCAAAAGACAATGAATGAATTGCTTGGTTCTCTAAATCAGGAAAAAGCAACTGTAATGAAGGATTTACTAGAAAGCGTGCAAACAGGACGTTTGCAGACAGCTTTTGATAAGTATTTACCAGCCGTATTGAATAACATCAACGAAAAGAAAGACCCTAAAAAGTCTATGCTTTCTGAAGGTGTTAAAGCAGTTACTGGTGATAAATCTGCCATGACACAAGTTGAAGATCAGCCGCGTGATAACGTGATTGACCTTAGACGTTTGGCAGGGCTTTAAAAACGACATAATTTAGGAGATATATAAATGTCACAAGTTCTATTAGAAGGCCGTTGGGACGAAACCAAAGAAGCCCTACTCGAAGGTCTTAAAGGTACTCGCCGCTCAACAATGGGTGTTATTCTTGAAAACACCAAAAAATCGCTATTGTCTGAATCTTCAGCCGGTACGACTACATCTGGCAACATCGCTACGTTAAATCGCGTGATTCTTCCAGTTATCCGTCGTGTTATGCCAACTGTTATCGCTAACGAGTTGGTTGGAGTTCAGCCAATGACAGGCCCAGTTGGTCAGATCCACACTCTACGTGTACGCTACGCTCAAAGTCTACAAGACAACAGTTCAGCAAATACAAGCGTATCAGCTGGTGAAGAAGCATTGAGCCCGTTCAAAATTGCGCAAGCATACTCGACACAGGCAAACGGTTCTGGTTCGTCAAACATCTATACTGGCAATAATACTGCTGCTCTAGAAGGTAACGGCGGCAAGCAGATTTCTGTTCAGATTCTACGTCAAGCTGTTGAAGCTAAGTCACGTAAATTGCAAGCTCGTTGGACATTCGAAGCTGCTCAAGACGCACAATCCCAACATGGTATTGACGTTGAAGCAGAAATCATGGCCGCTCTTGCACAAGAAATTACTGCTGAAATCGACCAAGAAATCTTGTTATCATTGAGCACATTAGCTACGTTGGAAGAAACATTCGACCAAGCTGCTGTATCTGGTACTGCTACATTCGTTGGTGACGAACACGCTGCTCTAGCTGTTCTTATCAATCGTGTTGCTAACAAGATCGCTCAACGCACTCGTCGTGGTGCTGGTAACTGGGCTGTTGTTTCTCCAGCTGTGTTGACTGTATTGCAATCTGCAACTACATCAGCATTCGCTCGTACAACAGAAGGAACTTTCGAAGCACCTACAAACACTAAGTTTGTTGGTACATTGAATGGCGCTATGCGTGTTTTCGTTAACACATATGCATCAGATAGCCAAGCTGTTCTAGTTGGTTACAAAGGTACATCAGAGACAGATGCAGCGGCATTCTATTGCCCTTACATCCCATTGATGTCATCTGGCGTTGTTCTAGATCCATCAACATTCGAACCAGTCGTGTCATTCATGACTCGTTACGGTTATGTTGAGTTAACAAACACAGCATCTAGCTTCGGCAATGCTGCGGATTATCTAGGCGAAATCGACGTTGCAAACTTGACATTCAAGTAAGCACAAAAACTTTCAACCCTCGGGTAGAAACGTTAAAAAAGGCTCTTCGGAGCCTTTTTTGTTGGCTACCCAAACGCGATATCGTTAAAAAATGATAAATAAGATATAAAATAATATTTGGGACCATAAATGGCAGCAGATGCATTCAATTCAGCAGGTGGGTTTTCGGTAGGAATACCACCGGTAAACGTCTTAGACGGTAATGGCAACATTACGGTTCCTAAAGCTACGATTTCAGGAAATCTTGCGGTAGGCGGTAATCTTGCCGTATCCGGAGCTATCATAGCTACTAACTTTTACGGTAACCTGCAAGGTAACATTTCAGCGAATATTACTATCACAGGACCTAACAACGCATTGTTGTTCAACAGTTATGGATTAGCAGCAACTGCTGATAGCATCAAGTACAATCCAGATACAAAGTCAGTAACAGTAGAAGAAAATCTAACTGCAAACAACTTTTCTTTGGGTTTAGGAGAGAATCAGTTTTATACAATTTCATCGTTTGTTGCAACTACTAATAGTGCGACAACCGATCAAGTATTGCATAAAGTATTAGCAACAACTGTATGTTCAATGGACTATACAATTATTGCAACAGATACTACAGCAAATACAAGACAGACTAGCAAATTAATTGCTAGTGTACTAGGTAATGATGTTGGGTACTATGAGTACGGTACGATTGATGCCCCGGTCTCAAGCCCGGGTGTAGGTGATTTTAAGGTAAATTTTGAGCCCGGAAATTTTGGAGGTAATGTTACATTGACTGTTACCCCTCAGAC